TCGTACGACCAGGAGAGGACACTTGAACAACCGTGAGGTCTTCTGGAAACCAGAGACGCTCACGGTGCTGAGTGGCTCTCAGATATTCGAATAATCGAATATCTTCGTCGTCAGGGTTTGGAGCAGCATATTTAGTACTGCTGCTACCAGCTCGAAACACGAATTCCTGATAGGATTTCGAGTATCGACCCTCCGTTATGTGCCAATTGGTAGGTTCAGGGCTAAATAACCCCGAGCTACCATCAACACTGAACGGAACTTTAAGGCCATCAGGTAGCACCGAAAGTGCTTGGATGACCCAAAGTCTGACAGTCGGCAAATGACCATAACAATCATTTGCGAGATCAATCAGTCGTTCAATTGTCGACGCGTCACGAGTGTCAACGACCAAACCGCAAAACGAGCGGGATAGTCGGACAGGGGTGACATCATCACCGTTGAGAAATTCACCGCCACATGATTCTCGGTATATCAAAGGAGAATCGGTGTAGGTGTAGGATTTCTCCACATTCGGAGTAAATCCATTCAATTGTAGACGCCTGATAACGGCATCCGCATATTGAGATTCAACAATGATGTCGTCGCCGTATACGCGATACTCAGATGCGTAGGGACGGCCTCCCACCTCTTGAATCGAGGCTTCCACAATCGCCGCAAAAACAAGACACTCAATGGGGAAGCAGAGTGCTGACCCCATCGGAGCGAACTTGTTGAGCTTAACCGTGTCCCCGTTTGGTAACTGTGCTCTTTTTGAGCGACAACACCACACGATTTCACGGAGAGCGGATTGATGGAACCACTTCTTCACTAGGTTCCAGGAGACACAGTCGCTGGCTGCAGATAGGTCAATGGTGGAAAAACTTCCATCCACCGAACCTAGAAATGCAAGCTCACGGTTTAGTTCCTGTTCTTCTAGTGAAATTCGGCGCTTCAGGTAATTATGATTCTTAATGTAAGAATCTATCCGCCTGAAGAATCCTTGTTGGTACCACTGTAGCGTTGTCGGCTCCATACAAATTGTGCGGAGACTCGACACGCTCTTTGGCACAAAACGCACTCGGGCAGTCCTTTCGAAACTGCCTCGAGGACGCGGTGTAACCGGTCGTTCATTCAACCGGTTATCCAAGTACCGCGTCCAACCATCCTCACCCAATTTCTTGTACTTAAGTGCAAGATTAGGGCGTTTCAGATCGGCTACGGCACCGGGACCGTGTTGGAACTCAGGGTCTTGATATAAGACACTGAACCTAACATCGTGCACCCTTGGAAACCATCTCGATATGATCAGCCCCTCTTCGTCCGTTGGTAAAACGGATTCAAGAGACTGTTCAATGCGAAGATAGTCCTCCATAGCCTTCTGCCTCAGGTCTGGGACGTCCCAAAGGGACAATCTCGACAAGAAGACAAACGACGTATGGAGACGCCGAAAAGTGTCTGTGGATGTTTCATCATGCCACAGCTCGATCAACCCCCTGAGCGGGAATAGAATATTACCCGCTCTGATCCTTTCACTGCTAAGATGGCGTTTAAAACCATCGTAGGAGTCAGGTTCGCCGCTAATGCAATTTTGTATTAG